GCACCAGCACCTGCACCTGCACCAGCTCCTGCATCTCCTGTTGCAGCTCCAGCTAACGCACCGTTCTAAATAAAAAACTAAAGGGGGCATCGCTAGAAATAGTGGTGCCCCCTAATAATGAAAGCGTAATATGGCAAAAATTTTTTTGACAGGAATGACTGCCCCACAGACATCCGAAAAAGTAAATAAAACCTCTAAAACTTTTTCTTCAGTTTTGCATGAAGTTTTGACCTCCGCTGGCCACGAAGTTACTTGGTCAGCCCCCAGTGTTACCGCAACCGACTCGGACTTAGAAGAGTTTGATTCGGTACTAGTTGGGATAGCACCAGTGGGAAGCCTAACTTCACATAAAATTTATGGAGCTTTAAACGTAATTGATTTAGCAAAAAAGTCTGGAAAACTGACTTTGTTTGTGGACTTACCAAATTGCTCTCTAATAACTTCAAGCATAAAATCAATGGTCAATAACCCAAAAAGTTTTACTAAATCCTTTTACTCTAAAAGAAAAGAATATGACTTTGTGGTGGCTGACTCAGATGTTGAGGCTAGGCTTTTTAACGTCCTTAAATCTTTAAATGAAGAAGAATGGCCAACAACTATTTATCCAAAACTTCCTTGGGGTTTATTGGAACACGTAAAACTTTCTAGCTTTGCAAAAAATAATCTCCACGGGGTTAATCTAGATTCTTTTTACATAACAGAGCTACCGAACTTAGATAAGACTAGGGCAAATAAATGGTCAATTGACATCTATAATGAATGGAGTGAAAAAACCATTAAAACTCTTTCTCTACCAAGTGTTGCTATGAAGTGGGGTAAGGGAGTTACCGACAATGATGTCTTAGACCAAATAAGTCGTTCTATAGGTGCAATTATTACCACAAGTAAGAGAGATGGCTCATGGTGGACTTATAGGTATGTTCAAGCTCTAAACTCAAACACCCCTATAGCAACCGACTGGACTGTTTCTCAGTATTTAGGAGCCCCGTGGGCGGTATTAGCATCAAACATTGACACTATGGCACAAGAAAACAGAGACCTATTGGCTAGGGCTCAAAAAGATATTTATATTTCACGAATTGGCAACCAAAAAAGCTCCATAAATGAGCTACAATCTATATTAAGAATAAGTTAGGAAAAAATGGATTACGAATGGGTAAAACAGCAATTTGTTGAAGCAAAAGTAAGAATTGGAGTCGGTAAGGCTGTCTTAAAGCTACTCGAAACTTGGGAAGAAATAGATGGAATGACACCTCAAGCTCAAAGAGATGCTTTAAGTATTTTTGAAACCCTAGCACTAGGACACTCCTTAAGTCCAGACGGAAAAAATGAATTCTGGGTTGACGGAGGGCCAGGAATGTTTATTATTGGTGACCTAGTTAGAGTCTCTAAAGATGCTTTTGATGGGCCTACTGGCTCTATACACAATGGCAGACGTGGTGTTATTGTGGCCATCCGTTCTGGAGATATTATTATTAACTCTACTGATGGGAAAGAGCCTAAGCTTGATGGAACTCACTACTCTCCATATAAGCTACAAAAAAGAGTTAAATAGTGTCACGCTCCACACTTAAGTTTAATTTTAACTCCCAAAGTTATAAAAAATCTTTGGCCAAGGCCCAAGAAATTTTGATGAATTATTTAGAAATTTATGACATTGATGAGCTTAACTCTAAAGTTGAAATAGAGCTTTATCACGAAAAAATGACTGATTCTAGCGATTTTAATGTGTCTGTACACGCCAAATTAAAGAGTATTTGACAGAAAAATAAACCCCGCTCCCCGCCACTTATTATTGTACTTAATGTATAATTAAACTGTGAAAGATTCTAGAGCTGGAGAAGCACTTTGGAGCGAGTGGACTGGTAATTTATACCAGTTTGCTTCTGACTCAGCTGTAGTTTTTTGCACAATCGGTCACATAGATGTTTCTAATGAAGTAGTCAAAAGAGCCTTAGCTTCTGCCCTACAAAGGGACGGAATTACTGACTCTTTAGGTCAAGCTTTTGGGAAAATTGAAGGTGGCCATATGTCTTTATTTGGCTACTGTGGTCATGTAGACGGCGATACGGAGCTAACATCGTGCGACATGTATGGAGAAACTGATTACGGCGACACTGTAGAAGAAGTTTTCCCTATTACATGGATTGAGATAAGTGCTAGATAACTTTAAAAAATTAAATTGGCAAGAGCGAGCAGAGTGTGCAAAACCAGAAAATGAGTCTTTGGTTGACTACTTCTTTTCTGACGAACCTGTAGAAAAGTACACAGCAAAAAACCTTTGCTTTCAATGCCCTATAAGAAAAGATTGCATAAAATTTGCACTAGAGTCCAAAGAAATTTGGGGAATTTGGGGAGGTAGAGATGAGAATGAAATACGTAGAGCACTTTCGGTCAATGCTGATGGTATTGAATACAGACGCGGTAGGTACCCTCAATGCCCTTACTGCTCTGCTCGTACTGGCAAGCTTAAGACTTACATAATTGACCTACCGAATGGTGGTAGATGGACAACTGCCAGAATGGTTGAGTGCACTGAATGTACTTTTAAATGGAGAAGTAGAACTAGCGCAAATGCTGTAAATGCTTATCATTCAGAGATTGCCGAGAAACAGGCTAGAGCAGAGTCTAAAAGAAAATCAAAACCTAAGCCCAAGCAAAAAAACAAAGACTAAAAAATAACTTTTTCTTTGTAGTATTCTTGATTAGAATTTAATCTCTCATTATTTGGTTCTATCTCTAAAGCTTTAGTGTTAAATTCTAAAGCTTCTACGTATTTACCTAAGTTGTAGGATGCTATTGCAGCTAGGTCCCAAGGCTTTGCACCCCAAGCAAAATCTTCGCATAGGTAGTCTAAAGGTTTTTCCTTAATGTCTAAAGCTCTTTTAGCATAATTTAAAGATAGCTCCCAGCTTCTATTTTCGTATCCCCACTGCGCTAACTCTACTAAAGCTTCTCTCCTATTGGGGTCTTCTTCTACAGCTTTAGTTAACCAATGCTTAGCTTCTTGTGGTCTACATTTTGCTATGTACCTCATTGAGGCTGCACGCTCTGGTCGCCAAACCGCTCTGGGTAGGGAAAGATGTCTTTCAAACTCTTTGGCTGCTATTTCATACTGGCGATTAAAAAACAACTCTCTAGCATAATAGTAAGCGTTCCTATCGTCTGAAGGGTCTTCTCTCACTGATAGCTCTAGTAGTGGTAAGTATTGTCCCCTAGACTTAGTGTTGTCTGGGTGGTGATGAATTTCTAAATCAACCCAGCCTTGAATCTCTTTAGTACGGTCTGCAGTAATCACTTCATGGACTGGGTGTTTCCAACGATATCCGTGTCTAGAATGGATTTTATCTCCACCATACTCAAGCCCGGGGGTTCCATCTGCATTCCAAGACCAAGTGTATTTATAGCGAGGTCTAGTTAGTCTTTGTTTGTGTGCTTTTTCAAGCTCTTCTTTCCATCCAGGCAATAACACTTCATCCATATCCAAAGCGATACAGTAGTCAATGTCTTCTGGAATAAGTGCTAAAGATACGTTTCTTGCGTCATCAAAGCGCCAAGGCTTAATAGACGCAATCATGCAATCCACGCCTTGAGCGTAGGCTTCTTCTACTGTTCCATCTGTAGAACCAGTATCTAGGATAAACCTAAAGTCAGCGTCTTTGCAGGAATCTGCCCACCGCTTTACAAATTGTTTTTCATTTAAAGCTATGGCGTATACGGCTACCTTCATTAGTACCAGTCCATTCTTTTATTAATATCAGTTGTGCTTATGCCCTTTGTGTGGGGCAGATAAATCAATCCTATACCGCGCTCATCAAGCCATTCTTGGTCAAAACCCATCTGAGAGTAGTAGTCTTTTCTAGCCCAATCTGAGCTAACTACTATGTAATCTGGTTTAACTATTTCTATAGCAATCTTAGAGTCTGCTCCCCCGTAGTTAGGAATTACCTCATCTACCCACTTGCAGGCTAGAAGAATTTCACGGCGTTCTTCGTAAGATAAGACTAGTTCTTTACCTTTATATTCTTTGTAAAAGTCATTTAAATTTAGAGCTACTGTAACTTTTCCAAAGTGAGAGGCCCTTTCAAGTAGCCTATAGTGGCCAAAGTGCGGTAGGTCAAAGCTTCCTCCAGTATATACTCTAGGCTCAGACAACTAATTCTCCTTCTAGATTTAAATATAGACTTTTTAATTCTATTTTGTAGTTGCTTCTTTCTCTAGCTTTTTTATAGGCTATGTCATAAATACTTTTAATTACGTCTGAGTTTATGCCGTTTATTTCACAAAATTCTCTAAAAGAATCTAGAACAATTGCAACTTCTTTGTTCCCTACTCCGTCATCAGTGCTAGAAGTGTTTGGGTGAAAAGCAGTTAAAGAAACGTCCCTGTAAATTTTTTTGTTTCTGTAAACAGCTGTAGCGCAAAAAACTGTATCTATACCCCAGCCAGAGGTCATTTCAGGTATAAGTAGTTTTTTAGACTCTACTGCCCAGTCCATGTACTGTTTTAGAAATAAAGCTAATTCTCTAGATAATGCAAAGTGTATGCCATTTGTGTGGGCACATAAATCTAGACCGCTATGTAAACCTGACTTAGCTATGTATGAGCCTTCGTCACTAAATAGGTCATTTATCATGTTAGGTGCTATGGCATCTATGTCTGGGTCAATAGACATTAAGGTTTCTACTCTTTTTGTATAACCTACCCAGTCTGAATAAACGGGGTCTCCAGCATTAAACACAAAGATGTCATAGTCAGTTTTTTCAAAATCTTTTAGAAAGTTATGCATATGACCGTAATACCTTATGTTTTCGGCTCTCACCCAGTTCTTTTTATCTACTTCTTGTTCGGCTACGTTATAAATTAAGTAATCTAAATCACTCGTAGAAAGTTGACTGTCTATGTCTAAACAGTTGCTTATTGAGCCGTCCCAGCAAATAACGTAGGTTTTACTATTCATTGTTATTTTACCGCTAGTACGCTGATGTTCTCTCTAGGCTCGTAGCCCCCACCCATAACCATGGTTAGCAGCCCTGGCTTAGAGTTCATTCCTGAGCGGTCCCTAAACCACTCGCTCCCTGGGTCTGTGGTTGGACACTGAAGCCACAAACGTTCTCCGATGTCTTTGGTTGAGAAGTTGTGGAAATGACCTGACACCCAAACGTCTGCCATTCCAAGAGCTGTTTGACCAGCTGCTTGTCCAGAAATATACTTTAGTGGGTCTCTAGATTGGTGTCCGTGGAACATTCCAAGCATGGTTCCATTTACGTCTACGGTAAGTGTTTGATGTCCTGGAGCTGGGTACCTAAATTCAATGTGCTGTAGTGCTGGATTTTCCGCACAAGCGTCCTGCACTGCTGACGCAATTTCTACGTTCCAGCCATCGGCTGGGTCAGCTGCAACTTGACGAGTAACTTCGTCGTGGTTTCCGTTAATTACTGGAACAATCATTCGCTCTGCTAGTGGGGCGTGAGCTTTAATCTGAGCCATAAGAAGTCTTCTAGCAACTCTTACTTGCTCTGTAAGTCCTAAATCAGAAACTGCTTGTCCCTGCAAACGTCCGCCTTGGCTAACAATTCCTTCTACGTGGTCGCCAGGCAATCCTAAAACAATAGTTCCTAGACCTAGGCCCATCTTAGTTAGGCCTTTAAACCTTTGAACTGATGATTCTGTTAGCTGTAAAATTCTTTCTACTGACTGTTCGGTACCTCCACTGCCAGTTTTCTTACCTATTTGCTGGTCGCTAGGAAAAAGAGCAAATGCTCCTTCGCCTGTCTGAGTTTTAATTCCAGACGCTGGACGCCATTTTTTTATTTCATCAACTAGCTTTTCTGCGTCTAATCTATCTTCTTCTAAAACTCTAGCTGGAACTACGTTTACCCTGAGAGACTCTAAGTACTCTCCATCAAACTTTTGCCACTTGCCTCTACGGATAGAGGTGACTGACCAATAGTCAGGGTCCATGTCAAAGTCTTCAAGAATTTTTCTAGCATCCTGAGGCTCTCCAGCTGGACGTGGCTGTGAGATGACAAACCCGCCAGTTCTATCATCGACGTCCATTTTAGAGCGCCAGTTTTCTGGGGTGTTTGAGAGCTTAAAGTCTGAACCAGATGTCCCTGGGCTTACTAAGCTTTGTAGTTTGTCTGATATTCCCAAAACTATTTAACCAATCTACTGCAAGGGCAGTTTTTGCGTCGGTGTCTGTCTACGGCACTGTTACTTATATCATAGCCTTCTTCTCTAAGAATTTTTGCTAAGACAGTATTTGGAACTTTTGCTGGATTAGAATCTGGAACGGACAGAATTATTTCTAGACGTTTTCTATCTTCATCAGAAAGACTAGAGCCATGGATAAGTTCCCCTAGCTTACAAAGTCTATTGCTGGCCTCAAATATGGCTTCTTCTAGCTTATTAGAGAGTGTCAAGATGACTCCTTCATTTTGTATTACGTCTTTTTATTCTACACCAAAGGTTAAAGTAAGCCTATAAACTAACCATCTTTCTTACTTGGGCGTGTCTTGCGCTTAGGTTCTTGTAGAACTTGAAGATTCTGCATTGGCATCCCTTGTAGCGCTATAGTAATGTCTTTGATTAGCTCTACTTCGGCTGACATCTTAATAACGTGAGTTTCTATGGTGTTTACCCTGTCTGCCAAAGAGCTACCGCCATTTTCCCAAAGCTGATACTCTACTTTTTTCATTCTCTCGGAGATAGTCCTACCTTGTGTGTCCAAGCCAATTGCATCATCTACTCTTTTGGCTATTTTGTATATAGCCAGCATTCCAGCTATTATTACCCCTAGGGCTGTTACTATGGCTGCTATTGAAAACAGTAGCTCGTTTGGCATAAACTTTCTTTCGTGATTTGAATTTAGTACACTCAGTATTTATAATTTTATCAGATTTTTAAAAGTTCAATTTAACTCAAGACTCGCCGCTGGCAAACATAGCTCTAGCTAGTTTTTCGTGCTAATATAGGCTTCTATCTTGAAAGGTAAGTAACATTAAAGCGACGAATTCAAAAGGAGAGCCAAGTTAATTGACTACTCCTAAAACCCCCCACGAAGATAAACTTAAAAAAGCTTCTACTTGGTATGCCAGTCAAGATTGGAAAATTCTACCCTGCTACGGACTTACCGATGGTGGAAGATGTACTTGTAATGGAACCCACACCGAGCCAAAAGACGTTGGCAAGCACCCAGCTATTGGTGAATGGAATGTTAAAGCTACTTCCGAAGAAAGCATAGTAAATGGTTGGTGGGAAAATACACCAGCGAACAACATTGGAGTTGTTTGCAACAGAAGCGGATTTTTAGTAATTGACGTTGACCCACGCTCTGGTGGAATTGACTCTTTTCAAAAGTTTGAAGAATTGTTAGAAGGGGCGCTTCCAGCAACAGTGGAAGCCTACACTGGCTCTTACAACCACAAAAATAAAAAAGTACGTGGTCGTCACTTATTTTATAAAGTCGATGCTTCCGAGCAATTGGTTGGTAACTTAAAGTCTGCTGACTTACCGGGCATTGACATTAAACACAATGGTTACGTGATGCTTGCACCTTCTCGTCATGGCTCTGGAGTTACTTACGAGTGGAGAGAAGGCCATGCTCCTTGGGAAATGGAGATGACAGAAGCTCCTGAAGAATTACTTCAAATCTTGCGTAAGCGTGGTAGAAGGATTGGCTCTAGCGGTACTTCTCTATCAGCTGGTGAATGGGACTGGCTATCTGACCTAGAGTTTCGTGGCGAGCGTGTAGATATTGCAAAAATTCTTGATGAAGGAATTGATGAAGGCTCACGCGCAGTTGACCTCTACGCTCTAGCTTGCGCCATAGCAAATAAGTTTGGTGTAGATACTCCAGAAAAGCGAATGATGATTGAGACAATGCTTATTCGCTTTAACCATGAAAAAATTAGGCCTCCGCTAAATGTTGAGGGCCCTAACGGAGTATTGATGCACACTAGGCGTGCTATGGACTTTGTGTCAGAAAACCCTGTCACTGAAAAGCTTTGGCCTGGACTTTCCGATTGGGCAAACAAATCTACAGAAGAAGCTAATTCATCTAAAGTTTCTGCTCCACCAGCTAATGCAAGACCAGTAAGTACGTCGGCCCCCCAAGACGAGGACGAATACAACTTGCCTGGAACTCTAGGTGGTGCGGTCTCTATGGCTGCTAAAGGTGGAATGTCTATTGACCAAGCTTTTAGTTCTGGAAACATTGACGTCCCTAGAGACCCTGACGCAATCTCAGAGGCAGAGGGCGGTACTCAGGGTAAGCGCTCTTTATCAGATACTGGTAACGGACGTCGAATAGTAGACACCTTTGGTGCTTCTATTAGGTATACCCCCGGTATTGGATGGTTTATTTGGGACGGTCAGTACTGGAAACCAGATGCTGAAGATTTGGGCATGCATGAGCTTGCTAAAAAACTTCCACCAATTATTGTTACCGAGACTGCTCACTATGAAGAACCTGAAAAGAAGAACGAAATTATTAAGTGGGCTAACGCTGCCAAATCAAACGGAAAAATCGGAGCTGCTATTGACAGTGCAAACTCTGACCCAAGAGTGGTGACTGAAGTAGAGTCGTGGGATAGTGACGCTTATTTGCTTGGAGTTTCTAACGGTGTAATTGACTTAAGAACTGGAGAACTACTAAAAGGACGTCCAGACTTGTTCATTACAAAGCGTGCACCTGTTGCTTACACTCAAGGCATGAGAAACGTCCGCTGGGAGCAATTTATTGACTTTGCAACTGGTGGAGATAAAGAGCTACAAGAATGGCTACAAAAGGCTGCTGGCTACACTCTTACTGGACTTAACAACCAAGACTTGCTTTTCTTGGTTTATGGTCCTCCCGGTTCTGGTAAAAACACTTTTGTTGAAGCTATTGTTAAAGCTCTAGGAACTAAAGAATATGCTTGGCCATTGGACTCAAGTATCTTGGCTCACAATGATGGAATGACAAGTGGTTCTGACTTGTATCACTGGGCAGAGCTTCGCGGACGTCGAATGGTTTGGGTTGACGAGCTTCCAGAGTCTGAGCGTATGAAGGAAAACTCGGTCAAGAAATTAACTGGTTCATCTGAAATTTCAGCACGCTCGCCGGGTGAAAAGCCTTTCACTTTTAGTGCTCAAGCCAAGCTTTGGATTACTACTAACCACAGACCTATGATTAACGACGATGCTATGTGGCGTCGTATCAGGCCAATTCCTTGGAGCAACGTCCCTGAGTCCCCAGACCCAGACCTAAAGGCCTACCTATTTGACCCTGAGGGCGCACTGCCAGCCGTCCTAGCTTGGGCAGTAGAGGGGGCAATTAAGTACTGTAACTCTGGTGCCCGTGACCCTCTGGGCTGGTGTGTGGCTGTACAAGAGGCTGCTGACATCTACCGTAAGAACGAAGACAGACTTGGAATCTTCCTAAATGAGGAGACTAAAGAAGTGGCTGGTTCTTCTCTTCTAATCAAGTCTTTATATCAGGTCTATCGCTTGTGGAGCGAAGACCGTGGTGAAAAGCCTATGACTCAGATTGCTTTCCAGCGTAAGATGGCTGACCGTGGACTAGAGGTTATAGGACAAGGAGCTAAAGCGGAAATTATTGGTAGGATACTGCTACCAAAGGCCGTACCAAGTGCAGCTACCGTGGACTGGAATATGGCCAATAGATTAGCTAGGTTTTGATTTTTAGCTTATTTAGTGATAACCTATATTTGCGGTACGGGAGACTAACGCTGAGGGCTGGGCAGAAATGTCCAGCCCCAAATAAAGAAAGAAAATAATGAAAATTTTTATAGCAACCCCGATGTATGGTGGAATGTGTACTGGTGAATATACTCAGGGTTTATTGGACTTGATTAACACTCTACATAGTGCTGGACATAGTGCTCTTTACGGTAAAACCTACAACGAAAGCTTAATCACTAGGGCTAGGAATACTTTAGTAAATGAGTTCTTAAACACAGACTCCGATTACTTACTTTTTATAGATGCTGACCAAGGTTTTAAAAGCCATGAAATTCTTAAAATGATTGAGTCTGATGTAGAACTAATAGGTGCTATTTACCCTATGAAAAGTATCAACTGGCCAAGAGTACTTAGCGCTATTGATTACGGAATAAATGTTAAAGAATTAGAAAAATACACTGGTTACTTCTCAGCTAACTTAAAAACTGATGAGGACCAGTCCGTTACTATAGTCATAGATAAGCCATTGCAGGTCGACAACGTAGCTACTGGAATGATGCTAATAAAGCGTGAAGTGTTTGAAAAAATGATTCCTACTACTGAAACCTATGCTGGAGCTGCCTCTACTGGCGAGATAGATTTTAGTAAAAAACACTACGATTTTTTTAAGACAGAAATTGATGAAAAAGGAATTTTACTTTCTGAAGATTACTATTTCTGTAAAAAGTGGGAAAAACTTGGCGGTAAGGTCTATGCCGCGCCTTGGGTTCAAATTACCCACTTTGGTTCTTACGAATTTTCTGGTAGTTTTGCTAAGTCTATAATTCTTCAATCTAGGATTGAAGATTCAAACTCTTGGATAAAACCTAACCCTAAATCTGGTCCTACTAAATAAAACTATCGTAAATATTTTTAACTGTGGTGGCATACCACTTAGTATTATTTTGAGTGGGAATTTCTTCTTTGTTCAAGATATCTGCTATCACTCTATAACTTTTGCCAGATAAGCGTTCTTTAACAATTCTTTCTTTGACATCTTGAGAAGTCTTATTCATAGGGCCCATGTCTACTCCCCAAACAACTCCACGCTCACGCCTGTCTTTGTGGACGTCTTTTTGACGCTCTGAGATAATTCCCCTCTCCATTTCGGCTAAGGCGCTCATTATGGTTACTACAAATCTTCCTTGATATGAACTAGTGTCAAGATTTAAATCAAGCATTACTAGCCTCCACTTATTAGTATTGGCTCTATCGATGATACTAAGAAAATCTTTTGTTGAGCGAGCTAGTCTGTCAATTCTTGTAACAAAAAGAGCGCTAGCTTCTCCAGCATCTAATCTTTTTAAAGAATTAGTTAGAGCTGGCCTACCACTAATGGATTTACCAGAGCGTCCCTCTTCTCTTACCAACTCTAGATCTGTATATCCAGCTAGCTCTGCTGCTTGCCTTAAACTGCGCTCTTGGACTTCTAGCGAAACGCCATCGTTTACTTGTAGCTGGGTTGAAACCCTAGCGTATAAAAGTGCCAGTCCTTGTTCGCTCATAGTCTAATTATAGCCTAAATAAAAACCCGCCCGTAGGTTCAGCTACGAGCGGGTTTTCTATACGAAAGGAGTTGTGCGACAAAATGAATAACAAATTCAATTTGACATTTAAACTTTATCATAAAAAAGACTAAATGCCGACAAATTCATGAGAATAGCTCCAGCGATTTGGGTCTATTTCCCAGCGGTTAATTTTTTTATGATTTAAGCCATCTAGCCTTTTCATGTGATTTTTGGAGGTTGGCTTCCAAACTACCGACTGGTCCCTATACCCGCCTAGGCGTGGGTGGCTAGTCTTAGAAAAATAACGTTTACCGTTATCTATGTAATGCTGGGCAACTACTTCTGAAAGACGTGGACCAAGTCCTAGGCCTTGATAGTCTGGGTGGATTACTAATCTATGCTCTCTAAAAGCTTTTTGCACTGTCCCAGACGGGTAAGACATAGTGGCAACAAAACCAACTACTTGTCCTTCCCAGACACCCACATAGCATCGTGCTGAACGGTTGAGCGATTCGGTGAGATAGTGATACTGAGCGAAGTGCTCCCAAATCTTGTTTGAGGCAGGATAAATGTCGAGTACCAATTCAGGTCGATGAAGATACCTTTCTGAGGTCCACTCGCCACGGTCTGTGTCTATAACCCAGTCTGGCTCGAGGTACTCAAGAATGTCTCTATGAACAGTTGCAATAACTATTCCTTTGACATTATTTTTACGTACGTATCTTGCCATAGCATTTGAAGCAGCCTTAGCGACGTTTCTATCAATGACTGAAGTAAACTCATCAATCACAGAAGAGTTTTCTAAAGAGCGAGCTAGGTTGGCTCTAAACTGCTGACCATTAGACAAAACTTTAAATGGCTTAACCCATTCTGGAACTGACATAAGTCCAGCTGCAGATAGCTTTTCATTAGCATCCACCGGGCTCTCAAAGTTAGAAGCTATAGAGCCGTCACTCCACTTTGGATTTTCTGGTTCTCCAAATGACTTTAATAACGTCGACTTACCTGTACCAGAGGCTCCTACTATTACACCGATTCCAAAATCTGTAGGCAAATCTTTTGGAAGTAAGTAGGGGTAGAACTTTTCAGTTCCATCTGAATTGTAGTCAAAAGGCTTTATTAAATCTAAAGTCAGCTCGTCCATTTCTACTTTAGATGTTAGGGCCGTCTCTGAACGCTCTAGTTTTTTCCAATTAGTCATTGCGCTTTAACACTCCTAGTCTTTGTAAAAAATCTTTAACTTTTACTGAATTAACCGCGGTCTCCTACTGTAAATGAGTAATTTACGGATGGGGTGTTTGGAAAATCAATAGGCATAATTTTATTCTACCCTATATTAATTAACTAAAATCCAAAACACCAGACATTATACCAACCCGCTCAACACTTTTTTAATATCTCTTAAAAAGCTTTCTTTGCTTCTGTCAACATTTGGAACAGCTATATATGTGTGGTTTTTTAGTACTGAGAAGGTTTTGTAAAAGTTGTGAATCTCCCACTCATCCCCGCTATCTTGCCCACAGGTTCCAAATTTTATTGGGCAAACAACTTCTATCAAGGTTTGTCCTGGTTTCATAAAAATTGAACTTGTCAAGCCTGATCCAGTATACCCTGCAAAAACACTAACCTGATCAAAGAATTCTATTTGTTTTTTAAGACTGCCAAAAGACTCACCATTAACAATCTCAAAACCTATTGACCTAAAAAATTCTTCTGCATCATCTTCATAGATATGCCTGTTGGGTGATTTATCTTTATGTACATCGTTCTTTCTAGATAAAAAAACTTTCTTGTTTGGTACAGAATCTTCTGATAAATTAGCAAAACCTTTTGCACTTTCATATATAAAGTCTAAAGAAATTCCAATATCGTATTGATCAATTACTGTAGAGTTGTTTATTCTAATATAGGTTTCAGATGGATTTTTTCCTTTGTTGGCTTGATTTATAGTCACATAAGAAATTTCAATTTTATCTCTAAATGTGTCTAAGCAGTAGTTTAAAAATGACTCAAACTCCTTAACAATTGGTTGCTTCTCTTCAATCTCTATTAAAACAAGCTCTACTTTTTTGATATTGCTTTTTATACAGTTTTCTAAAAAAACAAAAATTGGTCCAATAAAGTCTGGGAAATAGTGAAAATAGCTATCTGGAATTTGAATTAAGCCCTTAAAGTTGTCGTTTATTATTTCTACAACAGCATTTTCGTCTACAACATCTGGCACATTTTTATTAAAATAAGAGGTCATAAGGGTGACTTCTTTGTTAAAATTTTGTTCTGAAAATAAAACCTTTTCGTTTATATGAACAGCAAATCCGCTTTTATCGTGAATGTGGTAGAAGTCATATTTATTACTTGTCATGTTAGTCTAAACAGCTTTTAGTAGTTACGAAAAGCTCGCTCCCTTATGCTCTGGACCAAACTTAATTAGGCACACGTTGCAAGTTTTAGACTTAAATCTTGTTACTGGGCATTGGGCTACAGTAAGCTCGTGTCCTTTTAGTTGGCATATTACGGACTTTATTATTTTAATAATTCTCATAATTATATTGTACTTCAAAAAAATCCAAGGTGCCTATAAGCTAATCGGATATAGTCTTTACATAGTCACTGCAAATACCAAAGACTGTGTCAGTATGTGGTAGTGACTCTTGGCCATTAAGAACAAGAATAGACCTATCAGTAATAGGCTTTCTTGGATAGGTCCAAATTAAACCATTACTTGTTAAAGTGTAGCTATCCTCTTCATGCCAAAAGTATTTGAAGTCTTCTTTTGAATTAACAAAGTATTCCAATGCTTCTAGATTTTTACAGTGAATCCAAAGACTGTCTTTATATCTATTTAAAAAATTTTTAGATGTTAAATATTGAGGCTCGTCATGTCCTAGCCAAAGTTTGTTATTTATTAAACGAATATCAACCTCTACGTCAAATCCTGCGTAGATTGCTTCTTCAATATAGGATGGATGGTTTTCTCTTGGCGATGGTCCTTTGAGGTTTCCCCTATGAGCTATTTTTAACATATTTTAACTAAAGCTCTATATTATCAAGCTTGGCTTTAACTAGCTCTGCTTGTTTTTCTGAGTTTAAGGCAACAAGATATGTGTGGTTTTTTAAAAGTGCCATATCCCTATAGTGATTGTGGATGCCATAAACAATATTTACGATTAATTTATCAGAAATTGTATGACCAACCATTACTTCTGTTAATATTTCAATGACTTTTTGATTTTCTTGCATAAATATTAAACTTGTTAGCCCAGAACCACTTAGCGCTGCCAAAGTAGAGCAAGAATTAAAAAGTTCAAACTGTTCTTTAAAAGTAGTTATATCTTCTGGATATACTATCTCAAATCCCTTTTCTATAAAGTAATTTTCTAAGATTTCTTCGTTGTCAACTCTTATGTCAGGACTTGAATAATTCTTTCTACTAATATATATTTTTTTGTTTGGTGTTTCTGGAACCATATTATATTTATTTAAAAGATAATTATATAAAAGTGGAACACCAACTTCAATATCTACACCATTTATTGGAATAAAGTTTTTTGCATTTAGGTATGTAAATTCAGAGTTATCTACTTGCGTATAGCTGATACCACGTTCTTGTAACAGTTCTATCAGCAAGTTGTCAAAATTTTCTTTTCCACCCCTCAAATTAATATTGCACAAAACAAAATGAAGGCCTTCGTGGCTTACCTCTTCTAGCACCATAAGGGCTGTCATCATAATGTTTAAAAGAAAATGATGATAGTTTGACTTAGAGTCTATGATTACATATGTTTTATTGTCTTCTAAGAAGCTTACAGAGCTAGAGCCTTCTGGGGAATACCCTGGCTCAAAATCACAAAACGAGCCTAAAGTGTGTAGGTTTATATTATGAATATTATTTACTTTTTCTATTCTATTGCAAACCATGGTATAGCTGGGGCCCTTCCATATAAAAGTTGTTTAAAGATTATGTCATCTTTCTAATTTAATTATAACACTTTGTTTTGCTTTGATTTAGAGCTTATCTTTTAGCAGCAAAAACTTTTGTAAATCTTCTGGTGTTCCTAGGCCATGCATAGCATCTATAAACATTGGCAAAATTCTTTTGTTGTCTTGAATTGCTTCGTTATACACTGGACAGATATAGAATTCATTGTTTACCATAATGTTTTTCTCAATCATTTGTTCTGCATATTTTACGTAGTCAGAGCCTTTTGCCCACCCGTAGATTCCCGTGCTAGCATTATTACTTATAACTACTTTTTCTGCTACTTCTACAATCCTGTTATTCTTAATTTTTGCATAAGACCACTTCTCTTCATTAGCTAGAAATAGAGCCATATTTCCATCAGCTCCAATCTCAAGTAGTTGAGACATAAACTCTGAGCTATCCCAGTCTAAAAGCTGGTCAGAGTTTGCAATTATTAGTGGTCTCTGGTTGTTTATATACTCTTTTGCCAGCAAGGCTGTTCTAGCTGCCCCGTCAGTTACTCCGTTTACCTGCATAATTCTGCATCTTGGAACAAGTCTTGTAAGAATAACTTCAAGGGTGTATCTTTCATAATGCTCAGCTTGAACAATAAAAATATAGTTTCCAGGGATTTTAATGTTTTCAACTACCCTTTGAATCATAGGCTTTCCATCAACATCAATTAATGGTTTTGGGTCTTTATATCCAGCATTAAAAAATCTAGAGCCGTTTCCTGCCATTGGTATTAATATATTTGGAAAACTATTAGGTGTCAAAAACTCTATGGCTTTGGATATATATGATAATGAAATATCTTTTCTTTCTGTTACTGGGAACAGTTTTGCCAAAGATGATTTAGCTGCTGTCTGTCCTATTTCGCTGTCTTCAAAGATTATAGTTGTTTCCGCAGAAGATCCTAGCAAAGACATCATTGCTTTATAAATTTCTGGATTTGGCTTTGGATTAGAAACATCTTCGTTGCTGAGGGCGTAGTCTACAAATTCATAGACTCCCAAACTTTTTAAAGATCCAACAACTGTCTCTCTTATGGCATTACTTGCAACACCAATTTTTATATTAAATGACTTTATAAGCTTAAATAAATCTATTAGTTCTTGATCTTTATTAAATACCTGAAACATTCTTGATGAATAGATTTGCTTCTTTTCCCATATAACATTGTGAAATTCTTTTGGCAAGCCCTTAGAGTATGACAGAATATCTAGTTTTGCTTTTGTGCTAAGCCCCTCATAAGTCAAAGCCTGCTCTTCTTTAGATATTACATAAGAGCTATCTATTTCAGATAGGGCAAGATTCAGGGCATCAAAGTGAATCTCTTTACTATCTATCAGCACCCCATCTAAGTCAAAGATAAAAGCATTATTCATCTGACCTATCCAAAAAGGTCTTAATTCTATGATCTTTTTCAATTGTGTCGTTCAGCAACTCGAAGCTCCTAGAGTTGTTGTGAATCCCAAAATAAGTGTGATCTTTATAGAATGCTAAGTTTTTATAAAAGTTGTGAAGCTCTTGAGTGTAATAAGGATTTGTTATATCTTTTGGAAGTCCAGGAGCTCCAACTGGAACCACAAGTGGTGTAATAATTTCAATAAGCGTCTGTCCTGGTTGCATAAAAGCCGCATTAGCCAAACCTGATCCAGTTATTGATGCTAGAACTTTTGTTTCATAAAAAAGATCTAGCTGTTCTTGAAAAGATTCAAGTTCTTCTGTTTTCACAATCTCATACCCCATAGACTCAAATAAGTTGTCTAGTTTTTCGTGGTCATCCATCCTATCGTCGTTAGAATGAGATAGTGTTGGTGCATCATAGTCTCTTCCAGCTGTCAAAGCTCTGCTAATAAAAACTTTTCTGGTTGGCTTTGCGTCTGGATTTGAAAGACGTGTCTTAAAAAAATCATAAACTACGCTAGCTTTCTTAATTGTCTCAAGATCGTATGCTACTACCCTAAAATTATTTATATAGATGATGTCATATTTTTTTAAATTTACAATCCTATATTTTATTTTTTTTATCTTTAGAGTTTCTAAAAAGTAAAGAAACACATTATGATACATAAATCCTTTGGAAGGATCTTGTTTAAGTGATTCGTTTGTTTCACTAACATCAATAATTATTTCGTGCTTAGGATATGATTCCATTGCGTAAATAACTTCTGACATGTTGTCTAATAATGAATGATAAAAGCTGTTTACCATAGAAACTACTAGTTTGTTTTTATTACTTAGAATGTTTAATGTTTTTTTAGAAGTTGAGTCTATGTATCCAGGAATCATGTTTAAATCTGGAATAAAATAAAAAAGATCGTCGCTTGTTTCGGGTACAATATTTCTTACCGTATAGACTCCTTCATAGTAATCTAGCCTATCGTATTCATCCATATAGGACATCTCTATTGTTTTAACAATATTCTTTCTTTTTCTTAAGAAAAAACTTTTTAGGTTTTCCATTATTCTGTTTCCGCTTCTTTAAAAGACTTTGACAAAGCTTCTATAAACTCTGTGCTTCCTAAGCAAAATGGAATATTTTTTGTTTTCCAATAAACGTTAATTTTGTTTCCTACGCAAAAAGACAAGAACCAAGACAAAAATTCTGAGTTAAATTGGGTATCGTCCATTTCTTTTGCTTGTAAATATCCAAAACCATCCACGTCTTCTAGAGAAATAAAAGCTTTAATCAGCGACGGCTTAAAGTGTTCTGGAACAGCCTGATCTATTTGCCAAAAACAAAAGGTTTTTGGTCCTAGCTTGCATTCTGGACATTCTCCACAAATTCTTTTTTTCTTTTTTTCCATTAAGAATACTTCTTTCTTGTCCAAAAGTGTTTCTTGTAATAGTTAAAAGGTGGGTTGTGCATTGTATGCGTAAAAGCTGGACGTTGATAGCTTAAAGAATCTTCTACACTTGAGGACCAGTCTTCTCTTTTAACTGGTATGGCCTGAGCAATTGGTGTCCCTGCTGGAATAATGCCAACAAAGTCTTTTTTAATTAGAAATGGAAAATTTACTTCCACTGGAAATTTGTCGGTATCTACAAGTCCAGAAAAGCTATAGAAAGGCAAATCAATTCTGTTTATTGGGTGAACAAATAGTGTGCTATATCCCTTTGGTGTTTTTAACACAAAAGAGTTTATCCACTTGTAAACAGTTTCGTAATATTCTGGGGTAATTTTTAAATTGCCAATTTGAGCATCTGCGTGAGCTTCAACAACGTGAGTTATGGATATATCTTGGACAACACCCCTATTAAAAAACACATCTGCGGCAAGCGTAAGCGTGTATCCTGCGGTCATAGAGTCAAGAAGTGGAACACATTTCTTTAAAGTTTCAATTCCTGCTACAAATGGCTTAGATGTCCGATACCACTCTGGAATAGCCTTATAAGCTGGAACTGGATGTGGCAGATTTAAGTCTGGATGAACTGATCTAAAACTAATCTTCTTTTTCATTTTGCACCTTTGGATAAAATTTTCTTTTATTGTACCACATACCCTTTTTTACAAGCTCAATTTGTGGATTGTACGGAACTAGCTTTATGTCTTTGCTTAAAATTTGATCTGCAGTTTCTTTATTAATCCTAATTAGCTCAATGACGATGCCTTCTTTATTAATCAAGGCTATGTACTGCAATGGTAAATTTTTTAGTCTATCATCTTCTAAAGTCCAAGTTGCTCCTTCTGGAATAACTGGCTGCTTACCCTTTTGTAAGTTAAATAACTTTATTCTTAAAATTTCTAACAAAAAGCTTTTAATGGTTGGTCTGTGCTCGCTTAAAAGATTTTCATAAATTTGTTTTTTGCTTCTTTGTCTCATTTTAATTATAATCTTTTCTAATCCAAAATAATTTTTTATAGCTTTTGCCTGGAGTTCTTACAGTGGCTCCTTGTAGAGTTTCTAGATAAGCAATACCTTGGTCATTATGAACAGATTTCCAAGATTTTCTTTTGATTGGTAAAAGTTGTGCGAAGGGTGTTCCTGCTGGAACCATACCCTCAAAATCTTCTCTAACAAAAAATGGAATATTTCCGCTAGTTGAATACTTATCTGTATCCATTATGCCAGAAGTGATGGTCCATGGCAAATCAAATCTATTTAGCGGTTGAACTACTAACATGCTCCATCCTCTAGGAGTTTTCATACCCCAGAATCCTCTAAATGCTAAATGATTTGGATAATGACCAGCTGGTCTTGGAATTTTTTCTCCTAAGTCTTTTCCTCTTTCGGCTATAAAATCTTCAAAGGATTCTGCAGAATTCCATCTAATATTTAAAGATTCATCTTTGTTTTTTGATATAAAAATATCTACTGGGGTTACAAGCATATACCCACTAATCATTGAGTCTAAGAATGGAATACATCTTTTTAGACCAGAATGCTCTTCGCCCTGCTCGTCTATAGTTACAGTTTCAGAATCTTTATACCACTTTGGTAAAAACTTTTTTGCTGGTTGAGGCTGTCCTAGTCCCATATAATGTTTTTGTGAAAAAAATCTTATAACTTTCAATCTATCCTCTTTCTATCTTTACAGAGCTTCCAATCTCGCTATTTGTATACTCTGCTTTTGATATTGATATTCCGTATCTTGTATTTATTATGACACCTGTGGCGTTGTAAATCAAGTCATCTCCAATTTGGGTAATGGGGGTTATGTCTGAAAAGGCTTTAGCTGTGATTTGATTTCCAGAGGTTTGAACAATTATTGACTTAATTGTTTGTGCGGTAGAAACTATTGAAGAAGAAATTTCTGACACAGTATCGCTTACTGATTGAGAGATTCTCAGAATGGCAGAATAGGCAAAACTTTCTGGAATATAGTTAGATGTATATGCAACTGCTGATATATAGCTAGTTCCAGCACTATAGGTTAGACCACTAGAAAAAACAAGATCTGCAAAATAATTTGTAGCAGAAGAAAAAGTTGTTGCACTTGAATATGGGGTAGCAGAGCTAAATGGTGTTGTAGAAGTAAATGCAGTTGCTGAGGAAAAGGTTCCTCCAGCACTAGTATAAAATGTAGCAGCTGTATAAACATCTAGCCCTGCAGTATAAGCTGTTAGTCCTGCAGTATAGGTTGTTGGATCTGCAGTATAAGTTGTTGTTCCTGCAGTGAAAGTAGCTGCTGCAGAGGTCCAAGATTGGGATGCGGTAAGACCATTAATGACTGAGGTATAGACGGTACCTGCGGTATAGAAAGCTGCGCTAGACCAAACATTTCCTAGTGAAGAAAAGTATGCAGAAGTGTAATTTCTAGTATAAGCTAAAGGAGATGGCCTTCGTGTATATTGTCTTGTAAAGTTTTGAGTATACAGGGTGGCTGCTCTAGTATAAGGAGTAAACCTACTGAAGACAGTTCCTGAAGTAAAATTAGCAAATGAAGTATAAGCATTATTTTGACTAAAATAATTTTGTGCACTTGAAAATGGGGTAGCTGAAGAAAAAACCTGAACAGAACTAAATGGCTGCAAGCTAGTAAATGGAGTGCTTGATGAAAATGTTGGGGTGGAAGAATAAGTATCTACAGATGAGGTATAAGTATCTAAGCCAGCAGTATAACTTGATATTCCAGAAGAATATTCTGATGGTAAAATAGAGTATGTTGCGACTCCTGAAGAATATACATCTCCGACACTAAAGCCTGCCTCTGAAGAGCTATAGGTAGTTTCCATAGTATAGTTTGCTTGGCCACTAAATGTTGCTGGTGCAGAAGTATAGTTGGTGGCTGCTGGAATAGTGTTATATGCTGAATCTACAGATACCATCCACCAGTCAGCACTTGTTTGTACCCATAGAGCTACACCAGAACCAATATCAGTATCTTCTAAAGTAATGATGTTATTTTGTGTAGGCATGTTAATTACTGCGATTGGATACTCGCTACCAGCGTCTGCTGGCTGGGGTACGTAATTAGCTACAGCTTTACCACTCAGAACCGTAATTATTTTTGAAATAGCTTGCCACTGACTACCATCACTAGCAGTGCCTAAAGATCCAGTGGTATTAGCTCTAGCTGAAAATATATCTTTAAAGGTTTTTCTTACAGATGCTATACCAAAAAATACTTTTCTCATAGTACAAGGTCTCCAGCTAGCACCCAAACATTTTCAGCTCTTTTAATCAGGGTAGCAGAAGACCATTGTGCTCTTAGTTTAAGTCCTGGTGTTGCATTTATGATGACGCTGCCGTTTACTGGAGCTATTGTTGTCTGTCCAGCTCCAGTTTGTAAAATATTAAGTTGACTTCCTATTTGAAATGCTTGCGATGAGTTTAGCGGTACCGTCAAAGTGTTAGCACTTGCAGAGTTCATTTCAATAAGTTTATCTTTATCTGATAGAACTAGTGTGTGAGATGCAGTTTTTTCTGTAATTTGTAAAACTGATGCTACCCCCACAAACTCCCAAACAGTTCCAGTCCATTTCCAAGTCCTGCCGTCAACAGAAAATTGATCGTTTACAGCGGGGGAATCTGGAAAATTAATAGCAGCCATATTAGTAATTATACCATAATTTTCTGTTATAACAGATGTTTAGACTGTTTCCTCTAATTGCCAAGATGTGGTTTCTTCGTTCCATGAGTAAATGTTATCGTCTTCTGGATACGCTATTGGTGGTTCCCACTGACAAGTGTCTTCATTGAGAATCCAAGAGTCATAAGGTTTTGGTTGGATAAAAGCGTCACGCTCTTCATCGTAGCTGTAGCCAATACCTGCGTAATTCTTACGGTAGTTACCGTTATATGAAGTTCGCTTACAAACCTGACCCCTAAAGTTGCCGTACCAAGTTTCAGGGTCAAGACCCTCAATAAGCTCAGTCTCATCAATGCCAGTTATTACCTGAGTTACTACGTTGTTTTCGTCTAAAAATGCGTAATGTGCCATTTTGTTTTCCTATCTATGTCCAGCTGACATTTCCAGTGCCAGCGGTTATTGTTGTTACTTTGTCTGTGCTAACAGTCGCAGTTGAGCCAGTAAGTCCAGCACCAATTGTAATTGTAAATGCGGACGGGTAGCGAAGTATTACTACACCCGAGCCACCCGCTGATGGGTTATATGAAGTTGGAGCATAGTAATACGCACCAAATCCACCAGAGCCTGTGTTTGCATCGGGTGCGGTTCTGACAAAGTTTGTATCACCTTGGCCAGCACCACCAACTGCTCTTGTGACGCTAGTACCAGTTATAGATGATGCTAAACCTGCTCCAGCTACACCTGGGGTGTTACCAGAGCTATTGCCACCATTGCCACCAGCTCCACCGCCACCGCCACCAGAAATGCTTACGCTAACAACATAAGCTCCAGTGCCACCTGCTAAACCTTGCAGCGCAGTTCCAGATCCCCCAGCGGGATTACTATTCCCACTAAAGCTTCCACCACCACCACCAGAACCACCTGTTTGTCCAGTGCCTACAGTGTCGGTGGCTACTGCTCCAGCTCCTCCACCACCCAACGATGTAATGGAAGAAAATACAGAATCAGAACCAGCGCCACCTCTAGCGCCTGAGCCTAAAGCTCCACCTGCACCGACAGTAACTACATAGTTTGTAGAAGGTTTCAAAGATAAAGGACTTTCAGCAGCAGAATTGGCACCAGATGATTCACCTGTTACAGACAATCTGTAACCACCTGCACCACCACCACCACCTGCACCGCCGCCTGCACCAGCGATAATTAGGTAATTAACATCAAACTTAATTGAAGGAAAAGCGGCGACAATACCGACAAAGACACCAGACATTAAGATAGTCCGTTACCTGAAATAATCCAACTAGTAGAAGTAATTTTTACAGCACTGGCTATTCCAAAAGGAGCAAGAGTTCTTGAACCAGTAGTTCCTGATTCAGCAAGATAAAGAGTGTCCGTAGTTATTGAAATAGTAATGGTAGCACCAGTACCAG